CACCGCCATTTAATAACCTAAATAACCTTGACTGTTGATTTTTTGTCAGGATGGCTTCGCCTGCATTTACCCTAGCTAGATTTTTGTCGCCACTGAATTTTGAACCACCGACTATACCACCACTGGCGAATTTAGGAATGGCACTGAATAGAGCAAGAACACCTGCGATTGCACCACCAATCGCCAATAAATTGAACGGAAATGGCAATTTTGCAGCTGATTTTCCTGCGCTTGAGGCTGCTTCTGCGGTATTTGCTGCAACATTGGCTGTTGCTGTTGTTTTTTCTACGGCTGCTTCTGCTGTGTCTGCTGCTATTGATTGAGCACTACTTTGTGTTTTAGCTGCTGCTTTGGTCGCTTCTGCGGAAACAACCGCATTGGCTTCTGCCTGTGTTGCTGCAATACGTTGTTGTGCTGCGCCTGTTTCAATGGCAGACAAACTTTGAGTAGCAGTGGCAAAGTTATCCATCAGTTTGTCTAATCTTTCCCACATATCAGTCAACTCCAACATTGCATCAATCGTGGTGAATATACTATCAACAATATATTGAAATTGCTCCCATCCGCTCATTTCATCAAAATTCTCGAATCCTTTAATGGTGCTAATCAGTTGATTACTAACACTAACAGTCTGTTTTATACCCTCATACGTTCCTCGTCTTACTTCCTTATCAAGCTGCCTAATAGCTTCTTGGGCTTGTTTCAATTGGAACTTGTCTTCAAGATTTGTGACGTGAGCACCCAATTTCTCTATGGCATTATCAAGTTGTTCCACCTGTCTTAATAGCTCATTGCTACCCTCTGCTTGAAGTTCTTTTGCCTTAGCAATATCTTCGGCACTGATATTTGAACGTAGTTGTTTGAGTTTATCAAGTTGGGATTTTAAATAACTAGTAAGAACTTCATTACTTCTATCTTCTTTTTTATCGAATGAAAGAAAATCCCATTTATTGATTTTTTCTCTACCTGCACCCAACATCGTGTTTTCGTAGTTCTTCTTCAAGTAAGCGGCACGGGAACTGGCTTCTCTATTATAGCGATTCAATTCTTTGTTATGTTCTTCTTGGTCGTTCTCTTCTTTTAAGGTCTTAATTAATTCTTCTCTCGTTTTAATCAAATCCTTATATTTTGCTGTTTCGAGTTTGGAAGCGTCTCCATTGAACTCATAGCTAGAAATAAGTGATTGAAGAGCAGACAATTTCTTCTCGTGAAACTTTTTATCATCGATTAAATTAAGCTCTAGCTCTCTTGAATAATAATCAAGATTGATGGCATATCTCTTTTCTGCATCAGCTATACTGTTCTCTCTTTGTTCTGCTTTTTTATCAGGCTTGGCGATATTGGCAATCGATTGATTTTTAATGAATTGATAAGAACCTGTTGTTTGAGCATATTCCAAGCTACTTCGCTTATCACCTTTTTTATCGATATAGGTTTGACCGTCCAGTTCCTTATAAATTTCATCAATTAAATCTTTTGCTAAAACATTGATTTTCTGTTTGATTTGTTCATCATTCCAACCCTTTGCGGTGCCTTCTTTACGAACACCAGCAATACCTAGATTCAGTTCACCTTCTTTATCAGATAAGTACTTATCAATGTCAGATGTCAATTTATCCTTAACAGGTTCATTGACATTGAAATTCTTATTCAGTTCCTGTATTGTTTTACCTGCATTTTTATTGAAGATATTCAGAATACCATTGCCAAAATATTCAGCATTACTTCTCAATGAAGCCTTATATTTTCCATCTTTGAATGTTTCAGTGTATAATTTTACTAATTCTTCTTTTTTTATGGAATCAGATAAATCAGACATTAAAATATTTTGAGCGGCAACGTCCATTCCTGTCTTTTTGATTTCAGCGACTTCGGACACATCATTAAATTGAGCCTGAAATTGCTTTTTCAAATTCTTCATCCAGTTTTGGTAGTCTGAATTTTTGGTAAAGAAATTCTTTGTAAGTTCTTCAATGGCATTCTGTTTGGCAGTGAATGTATTATATTGTTTCTGCCATTTGATAACATCTTTAATTCGACCTGCTAACTTATTGTATTCTTCTGCTGATTGGTTAACGCTCACTTGTTCCAAGTGTAATTTTTCAAGCAGTTCGGGAAATTCTCTTTTTAGCTTACTCATAGCTGCCTGCCATTCGTAAGTCGTTCTTTCGTGGCTTCTTAATACATTAATTAATTGAAGGAATGTTGTTTCAAGCTGAACATTTTTTTGCTTGCTTTCATCCATCAGTTTGTTAGCGTTCCTTACTGCTTCCGTAGTCTTTCGCCACGCTGAATATAAAGTAGTTCCTATGACAGTAGCCAAAGTAAGTGCCAATCCGACCCATCCACCAAAGAATCCAAGTACAGAACGTCCGACCGTTTTTGCAGCATTTCCAATTTTGGAAAATACCGTTGTCATTGTACTTTGAAAGTTACTAGCACTAGCAATAATCTTGCTTTTATCTCTCTCGAAGTCCGTGTATGCGGTACGTAGTACATTGACATTTACATTCTGACTTTGACGATTCATTGTAGCTAATGTGTCCGCTACATTCGCAATGGCTCTCTTATATTTTTGTGTATTAGTGGTACTAGCGTTTGTAATATAAGTTAGGTCGTTCATCAATTTTTGGTAGACCTTTCCATTTTTGGTAGATAAATCAAACTGACTTGCTACTTGTCCTAATTCTTGATGTAATGACTTGTAATAATTTGCCGTATCTTTAGAAACACCATTATTTATATTGGTGATAGAATTTGCTATGGCTGCGTTTTGGTAAGCGTCACTTCTTTTGTTTAATTCTTTTGTATATTCTGCTTCCGCAAAGGACTTCAATTTTGTTTGTGTCTTTGAAAAAAGACCACCAATCTTACTTAATGCCAAACCAACAGCACCCACCATCACAGTGGGAACATCCTGAATCCTTCTTATGAACTCTGCTAGTATGTTAAGTGGTTGAGTAAACAAGTTTTTAAAGCTATCAAATAGCTTGATTTGAGTGTTTTCATAAACAGATTTCAACGTCTTTTGGGCTTTTTCAAACTCGCCAAGTCCTTCCTCGAACATCCTCGCAGCCTCGCCCTGTGAATTGGCTACGGCTTGGTAAAGCTCTGACATATCGCTATTTAAAACGGCTGCCATTTTCGGTGCGCCCAGTTTATTTGCGAATTGAGAAAGGTCTTGAATAGAGAAACCCATTGCGGCTTTTTTCATACGTTCAAGCGTTTTGATTAACCCTTCACTTCTTAATGAAACCTCGTCTAACTGAATACCGTATTTCTGTGCTACTTTGATGGCGTCAGGGGTCTTGTCTGCTATGGCAAGCAAAATCTGTTTTAGTCCCGTTCCCGCCTCAGAACCCCTAAATCCTTGATTTGCCAAAGCTCCCAAAGCTGTTGCAGTCTCTTCAAGTGAAACACCAGCACTTTTCGCAATCGGAGCTGCGATTTTGAACGCTTCAAACAATTCAAGTACATTGGTAGCAGTATTGGAAGCTGTTGCTGCTAACACATCATTAATCCTAGTTAAGTCCTTAGTAGATAGTCCAAATGCGTTCATTGATGTAGTAGCAATGTCGGCTGCTTCTGCCAAACTAATTGCTTGGGATTGAGCCAATTGAAGAACACCACTAAGAGCTTCTTTTGCTGCAAGTGGTTTTAAACCATTTCTGATAAGCTGTTCCAATGCAGTAGCAGCTTCCGTTGCCGTATATTTCGTGTCACGTCCCAACCTCATAGCTTCTTCTCGTAAGGCTTTTAAATCACCAGTTGAAGCCTTTGATATAGCCTGAACACGTGCCATAGCATCTTGGAACTGTGCACCTGCTTGAATCATATCCTTACCAAAAGATAAAGCTGAAAAACCTGCAAAAGCATTGACAGCTAGCTTTTTAAATTTGCCAAGTTGTGATTGTATGTTTTTAATTCCTTTTTGAAAATTCTCTGCTGCCAGTTTCACGGCAATAGAGAAATCTAGTTTTTTGCTCATTTATGTTTGTGTTAATAATTTTATTCAGTAGGCTTAGTCCATTCAATTGAACCGCTATTCATAAAGTTCTTCAATTTATCTTTGTGTGTATCAATTACTTTCAGACCTTCTTTTTCTTTCTCTTCTTTTTCCCAAGAGAATGGTAATAATTCATTTACAGATAGTTTCTTAGCATTGATGTGTGGCATTATTGTTAAGTAGGTAAACAGCCTTTTTTCTTCCAATCTGTTTTTGTTTTTATCATCCCTGTATTTGATGTAACTATCTATTTCGCTATAATGCATCTCGTTCAGAACATAGTTAATATCCAAGTTGCAGTCCATAATCAAAATCGGTACTAGTTGATAAATGAATACCTTATTGGATTCTTCTTTAATTGGTGTGTTATTTTCAGTATGTATTTCTTTATTCTCTTCTTCCTTATTGAAGAACTGACTCTCAAATAAGAATATTTGTTGAAGTCTCTGATTTATTTCTTCTACAAATTTTTCATCAGTAAATAGAAATTCTACCGTCTCTTGGTATGTGCGCTTGAAGTCATTATTCGACACCAACATACAATACAACAAGGGAATGACATCTTCTTCACTACCATTGAACTCTGAAAACGGCTTTCCTGTTAGTCTCTCATAATTTATAATGCTTTTGATATTTAATTTTAAATTGAAATTTAATCTCTTCATTATCTAATTTTATTAGATATGTTTTTAATGATTAAATTGAATAACAAAAAAGTGCGAACTATACGTACCTAAAAAGAAAGTTCGCACTGTTCGCACAATTATATATCTATATAATATAAGGTACGCACGCGCGCACGTACATTATTATATATATGTATTACATAATAAAAAAAGGTGAGTAAAATGAATTACCCACCTTCAAATTTGATTGTTTTTAATTTTTATGCCTTTGTACCATCTGTCTTAGTCAATGCGCCATCGCCTGTAAGCTCGATACTCATCGTACACACGCTACCATTGTCTGCACTAAGGTTGCAAGATGTACAGTAAGCTTGACCTGTGTAGTACGTTTTCGTTTCATCCATAGTGAAATCACCACTAGAAATATCCGTAGTTTGTCCGAATTTAATCAAGAATGGTTTTCTTTGTGTCATCATATCCACGAAAAAGCCGTATCCCGTCTCATCGTAGGACATTAGAGATTCGGTACTTACAGTCCATTGAAGTTTACCAGGTAATGCACTTGCCCAAACTCCCGCCATTTTATTACTCGTATCGATTGCGTCTTGACTTAAATTCAGGCTACAAGATGTTGAGTAAGCGATTGGGTTATAAGTATCGCCTGAACCTGATTTAACGTAAAGGAATAACTCGTCCCCCAAGATTAAATTATCTGATGTATAATTTGCCATATTTTTATTTTGTTTGTTTTTTTATTTAATTGAAAATGAGAGAGTTTGTATATAAACGTCTCCATCGTAATCTTCTGTGCTATCAATCATTTCGATAGCATTTATATTGTGTTGTTCAGAATTTATTTTGTACTTGCCATCTAAGGCTTGAAAGACTGCATCCGCAATTTTTTGTGATTCATCATAAGAAGAAGAAACACAAGAAATAAAGACGATACAATTGTGGAAAGCTATCCCTGTTTTAGTCCTATCTATTGAGTATTCGTCCCTTACATAAACAATGTAGTTGCCTTCGCTTGATTCAGGAGCGATTATTGGAAAGATTTTATTTCCCACCAGTTCTTTTATCTTTTCATCAGCTAATAGCCTTTCTCTTATCAATGTACATACACTAAATTTTGTCTGTAATTTGGAAGGATAAAAAGTTATATCATCCATTTCGTCTGTTTTTTATGTTTGTTATTGATGCTTTTATCTGATTGAGAATTAGTACCATAGCACGTGGAGTATCCTTTTGCCGTGTGTCTTCCCAAAATCTGTTACCAGTTACAAATCCTCGATATAATCCTTTACGAGTGTATCTTTTTCGTGTTCCTTGACTGACAAGATGTGCGTGCTTTCCCGTTTGCTTGAATCCGACAATCGCACCGAATTTTCGTTTCTTAATTCTATATGAGAATGACTTCAATAAGTTACCCGACACACCCTTTCTGCTTTTCATTCGTTGACGAAGTTTCAAGCGTCCTTTAGCCATCAGATATTGAGCACCCTTTTTCAAAGCTGCATCCACTGTCTTATGCTGTGTGACCGAATCACCCAATTCCTGAATCGCATCCTTAACTGATTCAAGATTAATCAGTTCAATTTGAAGGTCTAAGTCCTTATTAGTCATTACTTATTGATTTTTTGAACTGTTATTTTGAGGGTTCTGTCCCAAATGTTTTCGTCAATAAACGTTATTTTATATTCAGTGTCCTTATAACTAATTATATCACTATCCCTTATATCAGAGAAATAACGAATTTGGAAAGTAATAGATTGAGAATCAAAAAGTTCTTTTGCTACTTCTTTATTTGAACCATTAGATTTTAATCTGTAGGCTCTCAACAAGGCTATTTCTTTTTTTTGCTTTGTGATTTGACCTGTCTCTGATTGAATATTCTCATATCGATATATGGTGATAAACTCCCTTAGTAATCCTGCTTTCATTGGGCTACCTCGCTTTCTCCTCGTTTATAATTCTTATAAGGTTGAAGTAAATATTCAAATGAAAAAGGTACTTTATAAGGAACAGCATTGAAAGATACCCCTTCACGGTTGTTATACAAGTTACCTACCATTATTTTGATGGCTTGAATAAGCGGATATGGAAGCCTTTCATCCACCACTAAATCACATAACTTCACATTCAAGTATTTCTCAATAATCGATTGTGCAGCATCAATTGAATCAGCGATAATATAATCATCGGCTTCAAAGTCTATGTACAGATGTTTCTTAATATCTTCTACTGTTACGTATCTCATTTTTAATTATCGCTAGTTTTTTAATTTTATTGATAAATGAAAGAGACATTAAATTAATCAATGTCTCAATCATTAATTATATATAGTTATGCAATTTTCATTACCGCAAATGCTTCTTTTCTAATTACTTGCAATGCAACATTATCGTTAAAGTTGATTTCAGTGATGTTTTCTTTGCTTCTTGATAAGTTATCTACCACTAAGTCAGGATTTCCGACCTTTTGGATAAGGAAATTTGAAAATACACCGAATCCGATATAGCCTTCAACAGCATTACTTACCAATACAGGGAAGCCATTCATAACGCCATTTTCCAATACCATTCTGCCTGAACCTGAATCGATTGGAGTTGTTTTAAGTTCTGCTTCAACATCAGGAGAAACAACATAAGCTGCTGTGTTATCGAATATTACATTAGCTTTCTTAACTTTAGCTGCTAATTTTACAATGTTTTTGTAAGAGATTGCAGTTATACCAGTTTCGACTGCATACGCATCCACAAATGCACCTTTTTGTGAGCTAACAGCTTCTTTTGCGAACATTACCTTATTGATTAATTGAGCTTCGCTCTTTCCTGCAAGATTAATAGCATAGTTAACCAAATTAATGTCAGCTTCTTTAATTGCTGTGTTTGAGAAAGGAAGCGATAAACCAACTCTGAAAGGAGTTACTTTAGTTTTTGCAAATTCTAATTTTTGACCTACCAATTCAGTTACTTCACCCTCGATACTTGCTTCAACTGAAGATACGGAAGGCATTACAACTGCTTTTGAAGTTGTGATTACTTTAATTCCCAACTTATCTACGATTAATGCATCTTGTAATGGTTCTAACAATTCTGTTGCGTATTCACCTCTAACTGCATCTACTTCTGTTGATGTAGTATCACCAGTATTAGCTGCTCTCAAGCTGATTACATTTCCTGCAACATTTTCTAAATCTTCCAATGAACGATTGTTAGCAATAGCTTGCATAGCTAAAGCGATATTTTCTCTGAAATTTCTTTTCATATTATTTTTTTTGTCTGTGTTTATTTCTACATTATTATCGATACCTCTTTTATTGGTGTCCTCGATTTGTGTTTGTAAGTCTTTGATTTGTTGCTCTTTATTTTCAAAGAGAACCTTTTCTTCATCTGAAAGACTTCTTTTTTCTGTTTCGGCATTATCGATTAATTCTCTCATTTCCTCTTTCAATAATGCGATTCTATCAATTAATTCTTGATTCATTATTCAAGTCTTTGTCTGTAATTATTTAATTCTTGTTTCCAAGATTCGTCTGTTTGTGTTTCTGTCTGTTTTGTTTGTGCTTCCATCATCTCGTCCAGTGAGCGACAAGAGATTTCGGTTTGAGAATATGCTGCATCGAATACGGCACTTAAATCGAACAATCCTCGAATTGATTTTACAGTTCGTGTTGGTATCTCTCTATCAGAAAAATCCCATTGAATATTATCACCATCTACGAATGCAAAAGAACAAGTAGTCACCTCACCTCTTTTTATCATTTCTTTTAAGTCGTTACCAATCGTTGTGTCGGGAATCTCAAAACTGAAAAACACACCATCTTCACGAACTTCAACGTTCAGGCTTCCAGTTCCCTTGTTCCGTCTTGCCAACAGTCTCTCTTTGTCGTGGTTGAATAAGAATTTAATATCTGAATTATCTATCAATTCTTGATTGATGGCTTCTCTATCAATTATCTCACGGAAAAAGCGTCTCTTTTCTTTATCATAAAGAATTTCCGAAACAGAGTTAAAACGAATAGCGTAACCTTCAATTATATTGTCATTTTCCTGAAAACTAGATTCTATGCTTCTGATTTCCATAAGTTTATAAATCGTTTACTTCTATGTTTGTTTTGTTATTTTTGATACCAATCAAGATGTAATATCTTGATTTTCAATCGGTTTATCTTCAATAGGTTCATCTGATATTGTATCGACTGTTACCTTATAATTCTGAATAGATTGTAAGTTAGTGCTTACTAAGATTTCATCACCACCTTTGACTTCATCCTTATTAAAGGTTCTACGAACATCATTAACAGAAAGAATACCCATCTCGATTTGAGTTTTGTAGTTTTTCATAATGTCGTTGAAGTATGGCAATGTACATCTATCAAACTCTATTTTGTAACGACTGGAAACAGAATCAGGGATTAATTTACTATTGAAAGCTGCTTCAATCTTCTTCAAAATCGGATTCAGTGTATCGATATAAAAGTTCAATTGGTCTTGCTGTGCTGCCTGATAATTCGACCCTAAAGAAATACCTAATTTTGAAAGACTTACACCCATAAATCTAGCAAGGTCTGATAAGCTATATTGCTTGTTATCAAGTAGTAATGAATCCTTTGCGCTTAGTGACATACTTTGGAATTTAACGCCCGAAGGCAAGGTCATTACGTCTTTTCCTGAATCAATTTCGTTCTGAATATTTGTTTGAATATCAATCAATTGGCTATCTTGCGCATCACCGAAGCCGATTACGCTGGATTCACTTGAAATGATACCTTTCATTCGATTACCATTACTCAAAGTAGACAATGATTCTGAATCACAGGCACTCGCTAAACCTAGAGTTTTAGCACAATAATCTACAACTGATTTTCCAACAATATTTTCAAGGCTTTTGTGTCTCAAATGAATAATTTGATTGCTATTAAATAAGCCTGAAACACCATTGTAGGTATCAGTTACAGTATATGTATTTGCAATAACATCGTGGTAAATGCTGTGCGGATAAAGCAGAACCAGTTCTTTTACGTCACTGGCGGCATTTCTTTTTATCAGGATATAAGCGTTTCCAAGCATAACTAACTGAAAAACAAGACCTTCTAATAGTTCATAGATGGTTTGTCTTTCATTGGCATTTCTCGTCAGTACATTATATAATGTATTCTTTTCATCAATTTTCCAAAAGCCTTTCTTGTCTTTACGATAGATTGAAAGAGGAATCGAAGCAACTGAATCCGTCAGGATGGAAACACCTCGATATATAACTGAATTGGTAAGAGCTTTTTCCTCGTCATAAACAGCCGTGTACTTGTTCGTCTTAGTTCCTACATATCTGATATTGACATCTCCAGTTCGTTTGTTTTCCTTATCCTTATTTTTAAATATATTTCTAAAATTGAATTTCATTTTATTTTGTTTGTGTTTTTATTTTTATTCAATAGTGATATGAATTTCTTCTTCACAATTACGTAGCAAGGCTGTTAGTTTGTCAGAAGTAACACGGCTATTAAGAACCTTTCCTTTTTCTTTATTGAAGCCTACTAAAAGACAACCTAAAGTATCTTCCGCTGTGTTACCACTGTGGATTCTTATTCCACTGAATCCCCTAACATTCAATAATATAGGTAAGTAACGCTTAAATTTTGGTGAATAAGTTACTTCAATCTTATATCGACCAGTTGGGATTGCTGTTTTGCCGTACACCTTAATCTTTTTGATTTCTTCTTCCGACATATCATTAGATAATTCTCTATCAACATCTTCGAGTACATCGCAGTAGTAATTACCATCAATGTACAGGTGTCCTATCGTATATTTATCACCACGAAATATTCTCTTTAATAATAATTTCATATTCTATTTTTAATAGTTATGTTTTTATTGATTAAAATGCTTAACGCTTATAATTTTGGAACATTCCAAGACACATCAAAATGCAAATTGCACCATCGATTTTATCATTACGAGATTTTTTGATAGGCTTCTTGTTTTGCATCTTATCTTCATCAATCATCACGTTAGATATACAGTAGGCATTCAAGGGATTATCATCAAATTTCAATCTGCCTTCATACACTGCTAGTTCAAAGCTCTCAACTGGACTGGTGAAATTGCTGTATGTTTGGGAGTAAGGGATAGCGCATTTGATTCCTGCCGTTTTTATGATATTGATGAACTCTTTTGAACGATAAGCGTCATAACCTATTTGCAAAATATTTACATACTTAGAATTACTAATAATATCGCTTGCTATTTGCTTATAATCAATAACTTCATTGCCACAAATGATTAAATGTCCGTTTTTGATTAGTTCTTGATACATAGCCCGATTGGGATGTTTTTCTGCTGTCAATCTTGGTATATAATACTGATTCTTAAATACAAACCTCTTATTAATACTGTCGTACAAAGCATAGCAGACACAACTAAAATCGTCTTTGACACTTAAATCGACTGATACCATTGCTTGCGGACGAGATTTAAGCATTGAAAAATCGAAGTGTTCTGTATTTCGTTCTATTACTGATTTGTCAATCCAAATCTCGGTGGCATTTTTGGTGAACACATTCAATAATTTTGTCTTAAATTCCATCATATCGTCGGCACTCATTAAGGCATTTTGATATGCTATTTGATAGGATTCTTCAAGGGCTGTGATTCCCAAATGTGGCTGCACCTTGTACCACGTGTCCCTGCTACCAATATCATCATCTTCATCAGGCTGGAATATGCTAGCGAAAATTGAATCATTGATTATTTCACCCTCTAAAATCTTTTTATAGTTTTCGAGCATTGTGACAAATGGCGTCTCCAACTTTGTGCTAGCTGTTGTCAGAGTAACAATTAAAGGATTCCTACGGACACCCATTGAAGAGACTAATACATTCCTTAAATCAGCGTTATCGGCTTGTGCGTATTCATCAAGTATCACCATTGAAGCATTAAGACCATCTAGTCTATCCGCCGAAGTTGACAAACAACGAATGAATGAAGTCCTGTTCGGCATAAGATTGTAAATAATCTCACGATTCAATCGGAAATGTGATAACTTGGGGTCGAGTGCCTTTAACGTATCTCTAATTTTGTCGAAACAAATCTTGGACTGATTGAATGAATTGGAAGCAACATACGCTTGTGCATCATTATCTTCGAACAAACAGTTATAGATGGCTAAACTGGCAACAGAAGTGGTTTTGGAAAATTTTCGTGGCACAAAAAGCAATGCTTCCCTAGTTAATCTATATCCTGATTCCTTTTTATAGAACCCCAAAATATTGGAAAATTGAAATACCTGAACTGGTGTCAGTGCAAAAGACTCCATCCCATTATTTGATGGAAATTTCAAATGCTCATAGAACACTATGAATTTCTTTACCTTTTTAATATTGAAGATTAAATCATCACGCTTTAGGAAGTCCAAGAACCTGAATACGGCTAGTATTTCGTATTTGTTGTGGTGATTGGGATTGTTCAGAACCTCATCAACATAGATATGTAATCGTGAATCAATTTTAATTAGCTGTTCGGTTGGTATCTCATAGAGCTTTATTTTTTCAATTACTTCATTTTTAGTCATTTAAGGTTATTCGTTATCAATGTTATTCATATCATTTATTAAGTTTGATAAAGGGTCGTTATCTTGCATTGCAGTTACTTTTGCATCTAAGGATAGTCCTAGCTCTTTTAAGTTTTTGCGTAATGATTCAGAGCAATTAACTAATTCATTGAGGATTGGATTCTTCTTCTTTGATACCCCACCTCCACGTACACTTTGTTCTACTATTGTGGATTCCGACACAAACGTATTTACCAGTTTATTATATTGGAACAATAAGCAAGCCACGTTGAATATCTGTATATCAAGGGAAGAATCATATAGTCCTTTCTCCGTAAGTAGTTCAGTCAGATAATTAATTAACTTACGAATATTCTTATCTATTTTTAATATATTTAGTAAATTCATTTTTTATTTCTTTTTAGTTTATGTTTTTAATTAAAATATTTATTAAAGAAATCATTCAATTTCTTTTTATTCAATTCATTATTTGTTTGTTTTTTATTTCTTTTCATCGCTATATGAGTGTCAGCGTGGCACTTATGACATAGCGATTGAAGGTTGCTTGGGTCATAGGCTAAAGTTTCCATTCTATCGTATTCCTTTTCGGTTTCGATAGGTTTTATATGATGAACTTCGGTCGCAATGTCACTACAAATAGCACAAAGAGGATTCCTCTTCAACTGCTCATTTCTCAACTTCCGCCACTTATGACAATTGATTAATTTTATGTAGTCTTTATTTTTGCTCATTTTGTTTTAATATGAAAGAAGTTATTTAGTTGGTTGTTACAATCTTCTTGATTTTTGTATTTAGTCTTTGAAATATAAATTCTAATGATTGTTTCGTGAAGAACGTCTCTCTTGGAATAGCCCTTTTTCGTTATTTTATCATCATTCCTACTGAATTTGACGAACAGAGCTTTGTAGTTCCGTGATAACCAGTTATCGATATATTGCTTGTTTTTGAGGTTGGCAGAAAAGGGTACGTATTTCTCTTCAAAGATGTAGTTCTCGTTGATGAACTTATTATTTAGTAGCATTATCAAGTAGGATTAAATCGTTATTAAACTCATTTAGAGTGATTTGTGTGCGTTTAGCTTGGCTCCTTTTAGGCTTTTCATACTCAAACATCAATTCGCCATCCTCTAATTCTTTGAATATATCTGCTATTGTTTCTTCTTTTCTCTTTTTTTGACTATAAATATTGCAAAAGACGTTTACAATGGTTTTAGCCAGTTCGGCATTGCTTCTGAATTTATACGAAGTCTTTATCTTACTCATTTGAGCATATAAATTATCGTCAACTCTGAATAGAATGTTATTGGTATTACACATAGTTTCTTCTTTTATATATAAATAGCAAAAGGGATTGAAAAATCAATTTCAACCCCTTCTTTTTTACATAAAATTTAATTTATTTCTTTAATTCTTTTTCAATTAAATCTCTTTGTTTCGTTTTTAATTTTTCTGATTCTTCAATTTTTATTTCTTTCCAATTATCAATAGAATCATTAATTCCTAAAAATATTTTTTCGCTGAATATTCTGTCTTTTAAATCAATATCTGCTGATTGAGTTAATATGTGTCCGTCCGTTGGTTCTACGATTTGAACTGTATATGTTGATTGTTTCATTTTGTATTTGTTTTTATTTATGTTATTAAGCGATAGTCCATCCTTTGCTCGTGGCTATGGCTATTTGGTCTTCGGTTAGTTTTTCGATATTGGTAACTCCAAATTTCAATGTTGCTGTTTTACCTTCAATTGATAAATCTGCTGCTTTAGTGATTATATTCATCAGAGATTCAGCAGTTAATTGAGAACAATTCGACACATCAATATTAACGTGTAAATCTTCAAAACCTGCAATATCGCTTATCACCATACCGCTATCCCACGAGTATGACAAGAAATACCTTGTATCTTCAACACTTGAAAAATTCAGTAGAGGTAAACTTTCTAATTTATGACAATTCAAAAACATTGAATTGACTGTCGTAACGCTTGACATATCAATTGCAGGTATAGTGCTCAATGATTCACAACCATCAAACATTGCATACATCTCCGTAGCACTTGAAGTATTAAACAAAGGAATGTTGGACAATGAATTACAATATCGGAACATAAAAGACATTACTATTCCTTTAGAGGTATCAATTAATGGTATTTCTTTCAACGATTTACAATTATTGAATATATTTCCAAAGTTTACCACATTAGACGTATCAAAAGCAGGAACACTTGTTAATGACCAACAATCAGTAAAAGTAGCTGCCATCGTTTCAACTTTTGATGTATTAATGTTTGGAATTTCTCGCAACAAATTACAACCGTTAAATGTATTAGTTAGCCCTGTTACATTTTTGGTATCAATTAGCGGAAAGTAAACCAAATTTTTATCATCTGTAAATGTTAAATAGGTTCTAGTTTCATCCCAACTATTATATATCTGCTTGGCGTAATTAAAACCATCAGTCAAAGATTGGGGTTGCTCTGAATAACCTATTTCACTCCAATCTAAACCACCAGTTCCACCACCACTTGTTATGGATTCTATCTTTGAAGGATATGAAGAAAAAGGTTCAGAATCCAATACACTTACATTCTTTGCTTTTATCGCTGTCTTGATGGCTTCTTTTGTTTCGAGTAACTTATTTAATTTATCAGTTATTGCCATTAAATTACCTCTCCATTAATTTCATCCAACACATCTCCAATATCGCCAATAGCTGTATTGATGTCGGTTATTTGTTTCTTGATTGCTGTATCATCATAATTGGTTAGGCTTGCTAATTTTGTCTTTTCGGAAGTGGTATAGTCATTAGAACTCAAAACCTTTCCTTCTACTTTATCTACTTTAGTAGTTAATTCAGTCTTAGTAGCCAAAGTTGAAATATCAGGGATAGCTGTTTTATCGGCTTTTGTATTTAGCTTGGTATCTGTCTCTGATTTAGTATAATAATTACTTAAATCACCACCACTACCACCAGTATCAGCCCCCATAATATTGATATTTTGAAAATCTATATTTATCATCTTAATCTAATATTTTTACAGGTACGTTATTAGTAGATTCGATTTTTAGATACATCATAAATTTAGCGTTCACTATATTGATGATGTCAGTATCATCAATGGCAATTCCACTTGTGTGTTCAATCCAAGTTTCACCATCAACGCTCGCGCACAAGGTTATTTCTGTTGCTCCTTCAACCTGTATCATCAATTTTTCCGATTTTAAATTAATGATGGCTTCATATTTATCATTATTCTGATTTAATATTAATTCTTTCATTGGTATTTATTTTTATTCTGTTTATTTTTTAATTGTGAAACTACCATCATTCTTCAATGTCACTTCAACACTTAGAATATCAGTAGATTTAACGTAAACACCATACAATTTTAATTCATTCTTTGTGACCGAATTATCTTTATAAATGGTATTCACATCAACTATATATTCACTTGAACCATCCAAGAAATTCAGGAATACAGTTACATTTTCATTCTCATAGAACTTATTCAACAACTTAGTATATAACTGCGCACGTTCCTCTGTTGCTTGCGTTTCGTCCCAACGAAGCACAATACTCATTCCATCACTAGTTGTTCCTGTACCACCTGTACTTGCATCAGCTATCTTTTTATCAATTTCTGTTCTATTATAGGTTTCTGTTTTCAGATAAATATCTGAAGAGTTAGCTTTAATGGCTAGTTCTGTTTTAGTGGCAAAAGAACTGGTATCGGGAATCTCGCTTTTATCAGCTTTCAAAGCCAACTTAGAATCCATATCAGATTTATCAACTTTGGTTATCAAGTCAGACTTGGTAGCAAAAGAACTGGTATCAGGAATTTCGGTTTTATCGGCTTTCAAGGATAACTTAGTATCTGTCTCTAATTTAGTATAGTAGTCGGTAAGGTCTACTGTTCCACCACTAGATTCTGAAATTTTGGTATCTATTTCGTCCCTATTATATGTTTCACTTTTATCATATACATCAGAAGAATTAGCTTTCAAATTAATTTGTTGTTTGATTTGAGTATCATCGTAATTAACTAATCCTGCTAATTTTGTCTTCTCGTCAGTTGTATAGTCGTTGGAACTCAAAACTTTTCCTTCCACTTTATCGACCTTAGTAGTTAAATCCGTTTTAGTAGCGAAGGAACTGGTATCAGGAATTTCCGTTTTATCAGCTTTAGCAGTCAACTTACTATCTGTCTCGTTTTTAGTATAATAGTCGGTAAGGTCTGCCTGAATATCAATGTTGCCTTCTCCAAGTAACGACTGATTATTTACCGTCTTTATGTTTTGACCTGATATTAATTCGTCTTGTTTTTTATTGATGTCAGAGGTCAAGTCTGAAATTTTGGCATCTATTTCATCTTTTGAATACCCTGCTTGATTGGTAGTAACCTCAATAGCATTGAGTTTTAATTGAATATCTTTTATTTCGTTCATTTTATTCGTGTATGTAGTAATTCATTTCTATTATTCGTTGAAAATCAGCCTTCTTATCTTCAAATTCATTAGAATAGAACTCAAGATGTATATCAACATAGAGTATTCCTTCTTCTAATCTTTGAAGCTCTGAATTATCAACTCGAATCTTATTATCAAGTATATCTGTTTTGCTTATGACTATATAATTTTCAGGCTTAGTTTGTTTTGTAAACATCTTAATTTCAGCATCTTTCAAGTCATTCACACTAATACGGTAATCATTCTTATCAATCAAATCAAGATTGAAAATCAAGTCACTATTCTTATAAATAATTTCCATCTCATTCTTTTTCAATTATGTATCTAATACAAAAATTGATAATGTACACGTGTGTACGCACGTTCCTTTTTATATCTCGTACCCCCGTGAAGGGCAAAATGCTCAAAAAATGGCTTTCTCGAACGGAGGAGTGAAGAGTGGGTTTGGCAGGGGGTGGCACTTGTTAAAAAACATTACCCCACCTATCAATTAACATTTAAAAAATTTAACCAATCGTTTGTATTTGACTGATTATCAATATGTTATATTATTATTTTATTGGTTGTTATTGGCTGGTTATTTGCTCTGTATTTGATTATCAAGCTAATGACATAGGGATGTATCTATAATACAATAGAGTGCCTTATATGGCTTTAAAATAGGTCGTTAAATATTGGTAGTAGGTGATGAGAAAAACAATACCTATATATTTGGTTATCAATCAGGTAGAAACAAAAAAAGGCTGACTATTAATTTAGTCAGCCCCTACAAACAGGATTAAATAAAGTACTTACATTTCTAAATTATATCTATTATTCAGATAAGACGCAAAAGCATTGTTTTGTGGTAGAACGTTCGGCATATCCATTGAAGCAACTTTATACAATGCGGTCGCAGACTGATAAACATCATACAAGGATAATGCACCTTTTGCCTTGAATGTCAATAGTAAACTTTCCGTGAACTTGCAAATTTGTGATTGATTGAGCGGGTACACATCGCTATTAATCAATGATTTAATAGTCTTTATCTTGGAATCAAAAGCGCACCGAATAGCGGTTAACTCGCCTATCATTGCGTAGACTGTATTACTATCGATTTTTATTTGCTTCATTTTGTTTAAAATGTTTACGTCTCTATCAAAAGAGTAATCTCTAATCATTTGCCGAACACGTGCGATAAAGTCGTTTATATTCTTTATTTTGTCGGTTGTTCCGTATGTGCTTGCCATATTCTTTGCCCCTAAAATAGTCTGATTCCTGCAAGCGTAGCAGTTCGCACCAATCGCCACTTGAAGCCCCTTTTGATTACTTGCTACTACGATATTAGCAATGTGGGTACTATTTGATAAGTCGGATAAATTGATATTAGCAAATACACGATTGAAAGTAACAGCCTTAAACGGTATATTAGTAGTTTGATTTTCAATCTGATAGGCTTCGCAAAGTTGCTTATTTATCGATATGCCGTTGCCCAATGATTTGTTTTTGTTATCAGCTACAAATAAGTCTTTTATTTCGTAGGTTAATCCGAACTCATTACAAATACCTGTTACTTGGTTGATTAATTGGTAGGCGTTTATCTCATTACTCAAATCGCCTTTGATGTCCATTATATCACTACTTTCTTTTAGTTGTGCTAATGTGATACCCTTTGTTTTTTCAACCTCTGTAAATCCTTGAAAATCAATATTATTATCTGATATTGGATTTAATAGCTGATTTTCGTCGGCTTCGCTCAAAAGAATGTTTTCAACTGTAATTGTTTCGTTTTCAATTACTTGTACTTCGTTGGTGGAAAATAAATCTAAAGTTTTCATATCTGTAAAATTTAATTGATTAATAATTATATTTCATATTTATATAGTGTAAAATCAAACTTGCCTTTGATATATTTAGAGTACTTCTTTTCATAGGCTTCTGCTAACTGTTTAATGTGTTCACGTTCTTGTTTCTCTTTATCAAAAAGCAAGATACTTTCTTTCAGTTCCTCAATATTTTTTAATTCCTTATTAATTGAGTCCTGAATATTGGTAGTTGTTTTTTCTGAATTAATCCTATTATCCAACAAATCAATAAAAAGATATACATCACGTCTTTTGAGGTAGTGACTACGTTCTTTATATATTAGTTCGTTTCCCCTACGTTGTGTAAGTACCAACCTATTTTTATAGTATGAATCTTGATATATATCATTTTTAATTGCTGCCTGAATAGCAGAAACTAATCTTTTGTTATACACCTTATTATTAAAGCTATTTACTACTTCGATAGCTTTCTGTAAATCTCGTACAAGTTCTTTTGTTAGTCTTATACGTTCATCAACTTGTAAAATCAAAAATTCCTTTTCCATAAGTTTATAAAATTATTATTTCTTTGTTTCCTATTTCACTATCCACGTTTAACGCTTCGTATTTCATTAACCTATAATTATATACCACTTCAATAGTATTAAATCCTCTGCCATCTTCCCTTTGGTCGTACACCGTATTAATGTGCTGATACATTTTCTTACCTAATAAGAAATTAATTTTGCCTGTGGTGCAAAAGTGAAATGCAACCGCATACTTTAAGGTCTTCTTTTCATCTATCTTTTTCATAACCATATAAATTTAAAAAAATTATTTACATCAAATAAACAGTACCTTTTTGCCTGTTGTCGGGGGACAAAGTTAGATGTTAAACGTGTTAATTCGATTTTCTATTAATTTCTATTCTCAATTTTAATACATAAATCTATTTTTCATTGAATTTATTTTTACTACTTACAAAAATCTCCCTTTTCATCGAAATTTTATCATTAACCGTTTTTAACTCAAATTAAACGGTAAAATTAATCGATTTGAAAAAATTTATTTTTTAATTTTTCTCTTAACTTGGAATTTTGATTTCAATTTTTATTTTGAATTTTTCTTGATTTCATTTTTATTTCGTTTCTTGTTTTTTTTATTTTTCAAATTTTGTTGATTTTCAATTCATTTTTATTTGATTCAATTTGGGTTTGAATTGTGGTTGACGGTGATTGAGGATTTGGTTATGTAGATATAGAGATATACTATCTATCAATATGGTACATAGTAGTTTATCAACCTAATTGAATGTCGGATTGATGTGATATGATTGATTAGTAATTGCTATAATGATGGCTATGAATATCAGGTTATGATTATTCCAATCAATGGTGTTTGAGATAGCTATCGTAACATTCAGGCTTCATCTTTACTTATGATATGGATATATCAATATATGTATAGTCGTTCCCAAACAGGATATACAAACACATACCCTTCTCATTAGGGAATTAATTGAATATCTATTCTGCTTCAATTTTATTATGATTGTGATTGGATTGTGGTATGTTGTGTGTCGTGTAGTTGGTATTTGATAGTACTATTGAGATAGCTATAATTTATCTCTCTATTGATATTCTTATCCTATCTGTTTTTAATGCCATCTGATTATTGATTATTGGAAGGGGATTCAAGATATACCAGTTATCTTCATCAGACTACTAGTAGTAAATATGAGTACTCATATAAGAATCAAATTTAAAAACTACATATCAAATTAATTTCTAGCTAGAAAAAACATACCCCCTATATAAAAAAGATACCCCTGAAAAAATAGTCCCCCCTAAAAAAGTCTACCCCAATTGAAGTTAGGAATTAATATTGATTGCTGCCTGATATAATCAGAAGGTTTACGTTCTGTATTCGGAACTTCTTCAAATTCTACTTCTTCTATATCATCATTTACTACCTTATTATAAAGTACAGGTAACACTTTATTAGTACTAGAAACTGGTTCGGCTTCAACAGGAATAGCTTCTTCTTTCTGTTTTTCTGTAACTGCTTCTGCTACTGGTTCAACTGATACTGATTCTTCGATAACTGATTCTACTACCTCTTCTGTTAGTGGTTCTACGACTTCTTGCACCTGAACATACTCCACACTAATGAAATTAAATTCATCAAGCCTTACTCTACTTACATTATTAAATGATTTCACGGCAGCACGTATTACTTTTAAATCAGTAGAAGTAACAGAGAACAGAGACCTCTTGAAATTCTTAAAGATGAACAAATCCACATCAAAATTTTCGATTTTTCCTGAATATCCCTTCATTAAGATAGCTAGCTTTATCTCATCTACTATCGTATCAATGCTTATTCTCTTTAGCTGCTCATTAGACTTACCTTCTTTGATAGCTTGAATGAGTTTAGCGTTACGAACTTCTTTTAAATACTTTAAAGTTGTTTTGGCACTCTGAATTGCTTCATACTTTGCACTGTTCAATTTTTCGTTTAAGAACTTCATAATAATATTTATTTTAATGATTAATAATAAATTGTTTCTGTTTTTTACTTTGCAAAGATACCACTATTGTCTAGCGAGCGAATTAGCAGAAATTCAAAAAAAATGCAACTACCTATATTATAGATAGTTGCAAGCACGCAGGGGATTTTTCAGGGGATTTTTGGGGGAATTATTTCTTTAAATAATGCTGTTTTCGTGGGTTTTTCTTGGTGTCAAGCCGCCAAAATCCTTTCTGCTGGTTATATACTTCTTCTATTCTGTCCTTACAATCGTTCTCTTTAAAGCTCACATCAGAAACACCATAATACTCACATATCAGTTTTCGGAATTTATTGAATGGTTTGGTGGCATTGTTTTTGAATAACGGGCAATGCTCAATAAGTAACAGGGCAATACAACATCTATCCAACTTCTTCAATTCTTTGAAATTATACAATACATCCACATTATATAATATATTGAATAGTCTGTCTATATTATTATAGTCTGCCAATTCTGCCAATATATTACGCTGTCTTACTAGTTCGTTATCTAGTTCTATCTTCTTCTGTACATCTTCTACTGGTAGTAGCCCTATTTCTGTATATAAAAGTTCCTGTACCCGTTTCAAATAATAGTTTAGACTGACATAAGGAGAATAATCATAATGAAACCTGAATATGGTAGTTACTTCGGATATTACTTGACTTAACATCTTGATGGATTTAATGATTAATTCATAAACCTCTATTTTATTGTCGTCTTTTCCTGAATAATAATCTAAATCAAAATCCAATTTATCGAATCTCTTTATGTTCTCATAGGTCAATGTCTTAGAAATATTATCTACTATATTATATAGGTATTCGAGTGGCTCTTTAATTAAAATATGTTGATAGAAATCAAGTTTAATTCTTGAGACAAAATAATCACATATTAAATTTATATCACAGCTATTTATCAGAGCCTTATATTCTTGTATCTCTTTAGTGGTGTAATTACGTTCTATCAATACAATACCTATTTCTATAAGACTCAAATAAGCTATTAAATCTTCTGATAGATACTTGTTGTTATCAAACTCAACATCATCCTGTTTCAATATCTTATAATGTATTTGATATGGATTGCCATCACGATGTCTTAAATACAGTTCTGTTGAATTATTAGTTATTATATATCCAAGTTCGGATTGCCACGTAATACGTATTGAATGTATTTCTTCCGATTTAATAACTCCATCTTTAATTATACGGTCAGTAGTGAAGTAACAAGCTCCAACTTGTTCAGGATTAAAGTCGTAGTAATATTCCAAATGGTATGTTTTCATAATAATGTTTTTGATTCACGACAAAATTAAAAATAAAATCATAATTTGAAAAAGACCATTATGAAAATCAAAATTAACCTACTAATCATATTCATCATTGTTCTTATCTGTTTGAAGTGCTGCTATTCTAATAATAGGAAAGAAGAAAAGATACCCCAAACAGATACCATTACCATCATTAAACGAGATACCATCACCATTATCAAACCTCAATCCCATATCAGATATGTAAACAGAATAGTAAGAGATACCTTATATAGTATCGATTCCATTCCTGTTCCTGTCAATCTACCAATCGAAGTCAAAGTGTATCAGGATAGTAATTATAGAGCCATTATTAGTGGTTATAGACCTCAATTAGATTCCATTTCTATTTTTAATAAAAATCAAATTCAAACAATAAATAAAATCACCTACAAAACAAAGAAGTGGAATTTCTCTCCTTCGGTTGGAATAGGTTATGGAATGTTTGGTAAACGAATTGATATGTATGTTGGATTCTCATTGAATTACAATTTCTAAAATTGTATTATCTTTGCATCCCGAAAATAAAGAGTACTTATATAGTATCCACATCTAACACTTCATTCAAATCTTTATTTGTTATCATCAAAAATGTATCGTGCAGCATTTTAACTTTTTCTGCTAATTTCTCTGGACTGTTATATAAACGCTTTACATCCTTCAATGAATAACCTGCTGCAAGCATTTGTCCTTGCAGTTGCCCCACCATTCGCCATAACATAGAAATATCATCGCAATCGACAAATTTATATGCTGGAACATTGAAAAACGTCAACACAGCTTTAGCTTCCCTAATAGATTGTTCAATAGTTAGTTCTTTAGTTTCATTTACCTCTTTGCCTTTCACAAACTCTCTAATTTTATCTTTTACTACTCCCTTTCTAATATGGTTATAAATTTTTTCTATAATTTCTTTTGATTGTCCTGTGACAAGTTGTATCATTTCCACTTTCCATCCTTCTTCAAGTCTATTAGTGATAAAAGTATGACGTGCAGTATGGCTGACTATAATGTCACATATCCTATCACTACGTTCCTCTAACGTATCGCCTGTCTGAACTTGATAATTATGTGTTCTCGTCAATCCCGCTTTTTCTGCAATTGTTTTAATTTCTCTTGTTATATAATTTTCAATTGTAATATCTTGTACTTCTTCTTTCTTTGAATGTTTCTGTTTATTTTTAAATAAAGTAAACTCTGTGTCTTTATATTTATCTATTAATTTTTTTATCCTCTCGTTTAAATGTATGCTAACTGCCTTGCTACCTTTTTCGGTTTTCGCACAATTAATAAAATCATCTTCAATCGTATAATTTTGATTTCGAACAATATCTATTAATTTGGAAACTCGCTGTCCCATTTCTGCTTGAAGAATGAACAAATCTCTTATTTCTATTTCTCTTTCGTTCAATTTATCGTCACACTTCATTAATAATTGTAGTTCACTATCAGTTAGCGCAAAACGTGATGTTGCATCATCATCGAGAATTTTCTTCGTTCTTAGCTTATAATCCTCAACCCCTTCATTTATATGTTTTGGAAATAAGTCAAATTCACGTGCCTTTCTAATAACAGACATAACGTGCCCAATCTTCGTTTTTATAGTTTTCCATTTTTTATCTTTTAGTGTCATTTCATATTTTGAGAGATTGACCTTGCTAACGCTAGATAACCTATCACCACCATTTTTTTTCAAAAATTCACAGAACTCTTTAATAGTACTAGCCTTTTGAGTCGTACCTTGACTAGCCTTATAATGCTCGACAATAACTTTGGTGAAAATTAAACTGGCTGGAGTATTGCCATCTACCTCTTTAGTTGAAGGTTTTCTCTTTATCGTTTTTTCCTTTTGGACAGTCACAGCTTCTTCAATCTCATTGTTCATAGTATATTTTGCTTTTTTGAATAAACTTTGTTTTATATACTCTAGTGTAATGTTGTCAATTGACTTATTAGACAAAGATAACTTCAATTCCTCAAATTTCTCCCTAATTTCAATGATTTTTTTGTTGGCGATACTATTATTCAAATTTTCTTGTTTAGTCAAATAAGACTCTACTTTAGCCTTCTGATTCCTGTAATCCCAATTAAGTTTATAGACTTTCATATTTGTATTCACCTTAAATCGGATTTTGTTGAAGTTAACCACAGCATAAATTATTGCCATTGAAGATTTATCTTTCGTACTTCTTAAATTGAAGTTCAGACTTAATTTTACAAAAAGCTGCTTTTCCATCTTTTTTATCCCTACTGATTATCAACTACTTACATTTTTACAACTCAAATGGTACTCAAATTTGGTACTCAAATTCGGTACTCAAATTCTTTTTTATGTGTACCTTTTTCAAAACCAAAATTTTATACAACTCTGATAATCAGCATTTTAAAACAGCCCAAATGTAAAGATATAAAAAAATGGGGCTTTTCACAAAGCTCCATTCTTCAGTTTTCAATAGGTATTAGTTTTTTTTTAAGGTAAAAAGATTGTTTTCAGGATAACGGTGCAAATATAGGGGCTTTTACCGATACTATCCAAATTATAAAACATGTCATATAACATCTTTTTGAAAAATCTTTGGATTTATTATCATTTGACGCAAAAACTCCTGTAACTAGCCCGTTACAGGAGTCAAATATAAGATATTTTTTTAAGGAGACCTAATTTCTGTTTAAAAATTCGTCCCAAA